AGCCATCTGCTGCTCCTGCTGAATTTGCTCTTCAGTCTTGACCAGTCCCGCCGTGTCGATGCCAAGCGAAGCGGCACGACGGTTCATGTACTCTCGCAGATCAATATACTGCTGAAGTCCCTGTGGACCCAAAATTTGTCCAATTCCCTGAAGATAAACATCAAGGCGGTTCAGGTCATTACCACGACCCAGAGCATCGACACCAGTCACAATGGCCGGAGTCACGAACTTCTTGTCGATCTTCGGCATCTTCTTGGCCTTGATCATGCGATCCATGATGCGCTGGACCAGAGGCAACTGGAATTCCTGCGACAGAAGGCTGTAGATGCCACCAAGTTGTCGTTCAATGCTCTGGGTAACCAACCTAACTTCTTCGGCAGTAACACGCTCTGCATTGCGAATTGAAGCCTCAGTCAGCAGGAATGCATAACTCAGGCTCTCGTTGATGGAGTTCATGGTCTGCAAGGCCACGCTAAAGTCAGCAGCCTTGTTGACCTGAAGCACCGTCACATCGGCAGCGTTGCCCTCAATAATGGCTCCGTTGGGACTCTGGGCGACCTTCTTTGGTCGCGTGGTGCCGACAGGGTTAATCATAAACAAGACCTTGGCAGCAGCCGCAGAGCCCTCCACGATGCTCTTACGCAGGCTGTCAAGAGAAACTAGGTCCCCGTAGTACTGCTCGACATAGGAGCGACCATAGTCCTCACCATCCACCCGGTTCATACGCAGGGCAAGGAACGGGTTCCGCTCTGCGGGGTAGGTAATCGTGCTGTCTGGAAGGATGGTCCCACCAATCTCTTGGTAGACCTCGACCTTACCATCGGGCAGCACATGACAACAGGTGTACAGGTCCACGGTGTCTTCGTGGCTGCACATACAAGACTTGGCAATCTCCGCTGCTTCAGGAGGCAGTACAGCAGGAGCCACAGTCTCCTTGATCACGATCTTCCGGACATGACCCATGGGATCGCGCTTGACCACATAACGGTCCAGACGGATGACCCGCATGGGGCCGTCATCGGGGAAGTACAGCAGGACATTGCCACAGACGATCAACTGCTTCAGGGCTTCAAACAGAGAAACCCGGATATTCAGTACTTCGATCTCCTTGGCAATCATCCGCTCCATGTCTGCCAGAGACTTTTCAGCCTCACCCTTGGCCCGGGGATTCAGGGCCTCTAGGTTCTTCGCGGCCTGTGGATCGATCACAAACCGGAAGAACGGGGCGTTTGGGGGCAGCAGGGACAGCAGCAGGGCACTAGCAAGGTTGTTGACCCCACGCGCCCCGATGGATTGGTACGGGGTCACGAACTTCTGCGACCGCTGATCCCCCTCGTCGGGCATCAGGTGTGGAAGCGTCAGTCGGGAGCAATCGCGGGCTCGTTCAAGATACGAGTACCGCTGATTCTCCAAGTGGAGGTATAGGGCCTTACCAGTTTCAGGCATTTACATTCCCGGGGTGTAGGAGGAAGTCGAACCCATTTGAATCGTAAGGGACTTCTTGCCACGACGCTTGAACAGCGGGTTTACATCGCTGGGGGTCTTGGGACGGCTCTGCGTCATAGGAGCAGACTGAATAGCCGGAGGGGGAGGCTCAGGCAACTTGATTTCAGGGGCGGGCGGCGGGGCTTGAACACGGGGGCTGCTGAAAAGGCACATAGGTTAAACCTTGTATGAGGGATTTCCGACCGTTCCGACAGTACGGGTTGAGGGGATCTTATAACGAGAGGCTGCAATGCTAGGAGACTTGGTTTCTGGATACGGGACTTCCCACTTCTTCCCGTTAACACGCAAGCCCATACGCTTGTGGATTCTGCCGTGTTGAGCCCTAATCTTTCGACGCAGGCTGGGAGAAAAAGGCATTGCGAAGTTTGAGGTAGTCCGCGACAGAAAATCCGCAAATGATCCCATTAGTCACGCTTCCATTGTGCCTCTTGTTGCTCTTCATACAACCGGAACAGGTAACGAACAACAGATCGTTGACCAGCCGCATAGAAGATGGAGTCCTGAGTCTCGCCCAGAATTGCACACTTTTCCGGGAAGACCTTGTCGAGATACCCAAGCATTTCCGAATTGATTATTGGAACTTGGGTATTCGCCTCCTTAGAAATGTCGTTATTCACTTCCCGGATTCCTTCTGGGACTGGACATAGGCGTAGAGAATCACCACATAATTGATGATGTCCAGTACGGTATCCCGGAGGGCCTCGTCCTTGACCTTGAACTCCCCGGTCGTAATGAAGGTACTAAGGCGGGACATCTTGTCCGTCAGGCGGACCATGATCCCAGCCTCAGTCTTACAGATCCCCATGGCCTCACAGCGAGTGAAGTTGAGGAAGGGGTGGGTATCGTCCTTGCCCCCGGAGTAGTCGTGGTTCTTACGCTCAGACAGGGCCCGGGCCTCGTCAGTCAATTCCTTGTGGGTGGTCAACAGTCGTGAACGGTTCATGGGGTCCATAGTTTGATCTCCTTAGTGTCCCAGCGGTACTCGCCAGATCGAAGAATTCTAGCACATCTAGCCTGTGTCAACGCATACTCAACGGTAAATCCAGCCTTCTCGTAGGCTCCAACGACCTCGTCCCAAGTGCCTTGCTTCAGGATCTTGGCAGCGGTCACAGGGCCCACACCCTCAAGCCCGGGGTAGCCGTCAGTCTTGTCTCCAGTCAGCACCTGTGTAAGAAACATTTGGTCGGCTTCCTTACAAGTGATCTCCCGGGCCTCCTCATCCTTGTCGGGGTTCCAGAGCCACCCCGGGACGCTCGTCAGGTCTTTGTCGGAGGACACGATGACGGTCTTTTCATAACGACCATCAGTCTGAACCAGACCGAGAATATCGTCGCCTTCAAGGCGCGGCTCAACCAACACATCGAACCGATCCTGCAACATCGACTTGATGGACTTGTATCCACAGGGCTTGCGGCAGGACTTTCGGTGTGACTTGTAGTCGGGGTAGACATCTTTGCGGAAGTTCTCTGCTCCCGTAAACGCAATAACTGGCTTCGACGCATTGAGTTTCTTGCTCCAATTCTCTAGGGTTTCTTCACAGATCGCTAGGGCTTCCTTGGTGTTGCCGAACACGACATCGGTGTCATCGTCAAACCTAGCCACATACTCGACGGCGGAACACACGGAATAGATCAGGATGTCGCCGTCTACCAGCATCCGATCAAAGGTGTACTTACTCATCGTGTTCCCCCTCTGCCGCTCGTTGAGCCATCACAATCAGCCCCATGGTCCCATGCATGGAACCCTTGGCCGTCACGGTGTACGAGTCGTTGTTGGGAGTTGTTGCCTGAAAGCCCACGAACAGCATCTCGTCAAAGCGAGACTTGAGTTCGCGGAGTAGATCGCCAGTCGAAACAAATTCAATTGGTGTAGACACTTTTGAGCCTCTTGAGTGTTTTAAGAAAGACTTCTCTGGTCTTAGGGTTACGCGCTTGTCGAGCCAGATACAAAGCCACGATCTGTGGATACTTGATCACGGAGTACTTAGCAGCATCCTGTAGGTACTCCATGGCGTTACTACCGTACAGACTCCAACAGAAGACACCCCGATCCTTTTCCCGTACCCGTCCGCCCCACTCAGACTGGAACAACTCCAGTACTGGACGATGCTTGTTGGTCACTTCCACACACGGGGTGTTCTTCCAGAAGATGCATCCCTCGCCATCCAGCATTCCTGCTGAGTAGGCGATCAATGCGTTTCGGCCCAGTTTGCCCCGGTACGAAACTCGCCGTCGAGGCGGCATCGGAAGTTGTACCTGTTTCCCGCTTCGGTGATTGCCCATGTCGCAATCTTACCAGTCCTGTCGGCAAACTCAGGGGGAACTTCAAATTGGTACTCATCGTGAACCGAAGCAAGTTGACGAAGCGGGATGGGGTTAGTGCTGTATGTCGCCTTAGAGTGCAACAGTACACACGCCTCCTTCATCACCACAGCACCAGCAGACTGAAGCAGGGTGTTCAGGGCTGCGTGTTCTGACCGTGGATACAGAGGGCGACCGTCAATGCCCCGGATGAACCCGTTGACTTTCAGGGTAGTTGAGACATCATCCTTGAGTTTCAGGTATGCCGGGACCTTGGCCTCAAAGTTGGCACGGGCACGGGCCCCACGCTTCTTGTCTCCATCCAGAACGAAACCCAACTTGTCGTTTCCTGCCCCATAGATCAGGGCATAGATGGCACCCTTGGCTTGGTTGCGGATGGCCTTGTGTTCCGGGTTGTTGCGGTCGAACTCGACATCCTTGACCAGACCGAATGCCTTGGCGTTGGTCCAATGGATGTCGCCCTCAAGGATCTGCTTGGCGTACTCACCGCCGTCGTAACGGCCCAAGTAATGCGCTAGGCAACGCAGTTCAAGCCCAGACGCATCCACGCCCACCATGACCATCCCGGGGCTGGCAACGAACAGGGAGCGGTATTCGGGATCCGTAGGGACCTGAGCCATGTTCGGCTTGGAGTGGGTGCAGCGACCCGTGATGGCTCCGTTGGTGTTGACTGACCCATGGATCTTGCCGTTCCGAACCAGCCGCATCCAAGCCTCGTTGCCATCGGCCAACTGACCAATGCGCTTCTGGATGGTCAGGTAGCGACTCAGCACCTTGGCTACCTCGTAGTCCAGAGAGGCGAGGACTGCTTCGTCTACCCGGGGCTTGCCGTCAGGAGTGAACTCCTTGGGCTCCCAACCGTACAT